AATGTATTGGCTATAGGAAGTCAACCCGCAAGATTTGCTGATATCAACGGCCACATCCGCCAGATCACCTACATCCCGCGCCGCCTGACCAACGCAGAACTTCAAGCGAGGACAGCATGATGAGCAATGACCTGATGTACCGCGCCACCGACGAAGCTACATGGGACGCATGGGCTGCCATCGTCAGCCTCACCTATGATGACCGTCCCAACGGCTGCTACATTGACGAAATCGGCCCCGTGGTTATCACTCCGGCTGTTGTTGATCCCGACGGCACGATCATCACGCCCGCCGTCATGGACAACCGCTACCATGTCAACGTGCGCCTGACACAGATCGCAGGGCCGCTTCCTGATCCGCTGCCAGAAGACTACGTTCCGCAGGGCCATGATCCCGCTGTGCTGGCCCAAGGTGACCCCGGCGTTGAATGGCTTGACCCGGCGACTGTCGAGCATCCGTGCCGCATCTGGGCTGGCGGGATGAATTACTACATGCCAATCGCATCGGAGCAATCAAATGAAGGTTAAACTCATCCGCCAGTTCTCTTGTGCGCCAGAAGGCCACACGGTTGTGCGATTCGATGCTGGCTCGATCCTCGAAGGCAACCTTGCCGTCTTGGCGATGGACGAAGGTGCTGCTATTGAAGTGGCAGAGATGCCGCCGCTCGAAACCAAAATCGAGACGCCAAAGAAGAAAGCCAGGAAAGGTTAATCCATGAGCCTTCGCGCCGCCGTTCCGCTTTATCAGTTCCGGGGCTCCGTTCTTACTTCTGCCCCTGCATCCGAGCCGGTAACGGCTACGGAACTCCGCACGCATCTCCGCACTGACAGCACGGAACTTCCAGACGCGGAGGCCAATACGCTCATCACGGATGCTCGAACCGAGATCGAGAACATGACCGGCCTTGCGTTCATCACGCAGTCATGGCGGCTATCGCTTGATCGCTGGCCCGCTGGTGGCGAGGCGTGGTGGGATGGCGTGCGTGAGATGTCGATCACAGAACTGGCGCGCACCAGCACCATTCAAAGCCTTGCTATTCCGCGATGGCCTCTTCAATCGATCACATCGGTCACTGTCTACGATGAAGGCAGCAATGCAACGGCCATCACGGTTGCCAACGTCTTCGACATTGACATATATCAGACGCCTGGAAGGTTGACGCTCAAGCGAGGCCAGACTTGGCCGGTTGCTCTGCGCGCCAATGACGCCATTCAGATCATCTATGTGTCTGGATTCGCCAATGCAGCGGCAGTGCCGTCTCCGATGAAGCGTGCCGTCAAGCAGCTTGCGGCTTTCCTCTACAGCAACCGTGGCGACGACTGCGATGCAAGTGATGCCTATGACGCATCCGGCGCTTCGGTCATTATGGCTCAATATAAGGCCATGAAGATATGACCTATCCCAGCAGTCTCGACATTGCGCGCGGGCTGGCTTCTGGTTGTCGGTCATTCAACAAGTTTGGCCGAAATACATCTGTCGGTTCCAGCTTCGTGCCTGTATCTCGCTCTGGCTTCTATCGCACGCCCCAAGCAAATGCCCATGTTCATCTCCGCATCAAGGCCGGTGGCAATGCCAACGACACGGCCAACGGTTCCGGGGCGAGAGAAATTGTTTTAATCGGCATTGATGAGTTCGGTGACTATACCACCCAGGCTCTAGCAACAGCAGGGGCATCCGCAAGCGCGCAAACATCGAAATCATTCATCCGCCTGTTTGATGTCTATGTGTCCAAGTCTGGAACGTATTCAACGCAGACCGCTAGATCGCACGCCGGGACGATAACCATTGAGAATGCCGCAGGAGGAGAGGACTGGGCAGTTATTGCAGATGGCACACTGGCACGTGGCAAGACAGAAATGGCTGTCTACACTACTCCGCGTGACCGGAGTGCGGCACTCCGCAACGTGACCATCTCAAGCGATGCCGACAAGAAGGCCAACATCGTTCTCTACAAGCGCGAAAATATCCTTGAGACGGTGGCACCATATAGTTCTATGCTGATGGTGACCGAGTATCCGCAGAGCTCCGGTCTCTTCGATGTTGTATTCGATCCGCCTCTCTACTTCCCGCCGTTATGTGATTTCGGCTTCCTCGCCAACGTATCGGCCAGCACCGTCGATGTTGCCGTTAACATGGACATCGTGGAGTTCAACGCCAGATGATGAAATGTTGTGACATGAATTCCGGCAAGCTAAAAGAGCCGGTGACGTTCCAGCGCCGCACCTTGACCAGCGACGGAGCAGGAGGCCAGACGGAATCCTGGGCCACCGTTTCCGGAGCACCGACCCGCGCCTATGTGGTGCCGGTTGGCGGCTCGGAGCGATTTGCCCATGACCGCACCGAAGCAACCGTTCGGTTGCGTCTTGTGGTGCGTTACACCTCAACATTGCTGGATTCCGACCGCGTGCAGATCAGGAACAAGATCCACAACATCCGGTTCCTCGATAACATGGAGTTCGCCAACAAGTGGCTTCAGATCGACGTTGATGGCGGGGTCGCTGCGTGAAGGACGTGAAAGTAGAAATAAAAGGCTTGAAAGAGGTCAACGCGGCCTTGCAAGCCTATGGGAAAGACCTTGGCAGATCTCTGGCTCTCATTGTCGATGCCACCGCCTTGGAAGCCGTCACGGACGTCCGCAAGGCCATACAGGGGCCACCCAAGACAGGCAGGGAATATGCCAGAGGCGTGAACAAGGACAAGGTTCACCGAGCATCTGCTCCGGGTGAAGCACCGGCCACCGATACCGCCGGGCTTGTCATTTCGATCTACAACGAAAGCCGTGGCAAGTATTCAAAAGCCATTGGAAGCCGTCTTGACTATGCCTACTACCTTGAGTTCGGCACCTTCAAGATGGCGAAACGTCCGTCTTGGATTCCCGCCGTCGAACGGGTAATTCCAAAGATGCTGAAACGGGTCGAGATTGCAATCGCCAAGGCCAAGGCACGCGCGGAGAAGACAACGAAATGAAATCTGATGATCTTCAGACGGCAGTCTACAACCGGCTTAACGATAGCGCCGTTACCAGCCTTCTCAGCACCTACTACAGCCCGCTCGTGGCGATCTTTACCGATGTCCCACAGGCGGCTGACAGTGAATTGGAATCAGCCTTCCCGTTCATCACCATCGGGGCTGACACGATCAATCCTTTCGACAGCAAGGATGATCTTGGCGGATCGGCCATCGTTCAGATCGACGTATGGGACCGTGCCGCATCCATGCTCGATCTGAAGACCGTAGTTGATGCCGTCGATGGCAGGATGCGCCGCCAGCCGCTTTCTATTGCGGGCGTCACGCATATCACCACCGAACTCGACTCTTGCAATTTCTCGCGCGATCCTGATGGCAAGACCAAGCGCGGCCTCATCTTGTACCGTGTATTGTGGATTGCATAGTTTCCGTGATATAATCACGGCCAAAGAAGAGGTTCTTGCATGGCTATTTCTGGCCGATCAGTTCGCATAAGCCGCAACGGCTCCAACATCGTGGGCGCTCGTGCTGACAGCGTGACGATCAATAATGAGCCGCTCGACATCACTGACAAGGATGATGCTGGTTGGCGCACCATGCTGACCGATGTCGGCTTGCGCTCTGTCTCTTGCGAGATCGAAGGCGTGCTCAAGGATACCGTCCTCTTGGCGGATTCCGTCGGCACGGCCACCACGGCGCTACTCAAGGAGTGCGTGGTCACGATAAGCGGCATCGGCACCTTGACCGGCGACTTCATGCTCCAGGGCCTTCAGATCGGCGCGGAACAGGCTGATGTTGTAACCTTCACTGCCACTCTTGAGAGCGGCGAGAACATGACGGCCACCATCGGCCCCTACAACACCGTTCTCCCGGCGATCACCGGCACACTCTCCGGAACCAACGTCCAGACCACTACCAACGGCACATGGGCTGGCGATGCTACGATCACCTTCGCCCGTCAGTGGCAGCGTGGCAATGTTGCCGGTCCCAATGACCCGTCATGGGCCAACATCGCTTCTGCAACCAACCTTACATACACACTCACAGGCTCCGACACCGGAAAGTATATTCGGTGCCGTGTAACCGCCACCAATAGCGTAGGGTCTACGGTGGCATTCTCTAACATTCGTGGACCCGTGACCTAAGAAAGGAACTAGAACATGCCCGCAATCGCTGGACGCAAAGTCCGTATCAAGCGCGGTTCGACTGCCGTGGCTGGTGCTCGTGCCGATAGCTTCACCATCAACAATGAGCCGATTGACATCACCGAAAAGGATGACAACGGCTGGCGCAAGATGCTTGCCGATGTAGGCGTGCGATCCATAGATGCCGAAGTCCAAGGCATCCTTGAGGACACCACCTTCCTGGCGCTGGCAGTCGGCACCGCCTCGGCGCTGCTCGAAGCCTACACCATCGAACTGCTTGGCCTTGGATCGTTCACCGGCAATTTCTTCCTCGCAAGCTTTGCCGTCACCGGCGAACAGGCAGACGCCACGACCTTCACGGCTTCGATCCAGTCCTCTGGCACGATTACGTTCACGGCCTCGTAATCATGGCAATCTTTCGGGAGCTAACAATCAAGTGGAAGGGTGAAGAATATCGCTTCGTCCCTTCCATGAAGCTGATGCGATCCATCGAGATGGGCGACATATCCTTCACGGACATCGCCGTTCGCACAAGCCAAGGTCGCCCGCCTGTCAGTCACATCGCTTTCGTTCTGTCCAAGATGTTGCAGTCGGCAGGTGCCAAGGTTTCGGACGAACAAGTCTATGAGGAACTTGTAACGGGCGATCAGGAGAGCATCACTTCCTTGATCAGCCTTGTGCTCACATCGTTCTCTCCGACTGAAGACAAGTCAAAAAATCCAGACGCCCAGACCGAAAGCCAGTCGAAGGCGAGGGCGAAGATCATGGAGAGTATGGAGAACTAGACTGGAACGGGATGTATCTATGGGCGAGGGAATGGGGAATTCAGCCTAGCGAGTTCTGGGAGATGACCATTCCCGAGTGGTGGTTGGAATACGAGTTGAAGAAACCGAAAGAGCCAGGCGAAACATACGCCGGGAAACTGACTAGGGCCGATGTAGAGGAACTGAAGGAACTGTTGCATGGCTCAGGTTAGCGGAATTGAAGTCAACATCACCGGCAATTCGTCTGGCCTTGATCGAGCACTAGGCAAGGCTGAAAGTTCACTAAGCAGGTTTGCGAAGGGCGCTGCGGCTGGGATCGCCGGGGCACTTTCCGCTGGTGTGTTTGTTGCAGCTGGGAAGGCGGCAATTGATTTCGCCGATGCCGTGGGCAAATCTGCCCAAAAGGTTGGCTCTACAACCAAGGCTTTGTCTGAGCTTTCTTATGCCGCGAAACTTTCCGATCTGACATTCACCGATCTTGAAACAGGAATGCGGTTCCTGTCCAAGAGCATGGTCAACAACGCCGATCTGTTCAATCAACTCGGCGTAGCCATCCAGAATTCTGATGGCTCACTGC